TTCTTATATAGGTGTTCCTTTAGCCATATAATCTTTCGCTCTTTGTCTATGGCAATTTCTACAAGCCCAGTAGGATCATTCGAGAAACCAAAATCCAATCCAAATATTGAATCTATTTCGTTATTGAATTTACCTACTTGCCAATTAGTAAATACAACTCCCTCTGCTTTCTGTAGCCAACCCCCCATTATCTGGTGGTGGTACTTCTTAGGATTCTTTTTCTCCATTGACTTGAGCTCCTTTACAAATGAAGGGGATAAATTTTCTTCATTATCTAAATAGGTAGTGTGGATATAAGTAACCCCATCTCTAGTCCCATTAAATCCATCTGGGATGTTTCTATTCTGGAAAAACCTTTGGTATATCCAATGTTCTTTAGTGGTTGGGTTTAGAATCAATATACATCTATTGCTCACTCCCTTAGCCCTAATAGAATAGTCAATCTTATCAAACGAGGTTTCATCATTTAATTCCTCTGCCTCATCGAGTACAAAAGTATTTACCCCTTGAATTGATTTTAGCTTTGCAGTCTGGTCTCCTGAAGCTGTCTTAATCCCACTAAAGTATATAGAGCTCCCAGTTAACTTATTCCGTATTTCCGTTTTGGTTATGGCAAATTGATCCTCTACCCCCATTATACTAAGTTTCTCCCTAAACTCAGGGATAATACTCATCTCGGCACTACTCATGGTATAACGAGTAAAAAGGGTTTTAGTATTTCTCTCATAAGTTAACAAGGGTAAAAAGGTGTTAACTGCGAAAGACTTTCCAGAACCTCGACCACCTGTGATTACAAAGTATCTACTGTCGCTATTGAATAATGTTTGGTACTTTGGATGGAGTGCTATTTTATTCGCCATACTTATATAATAATTCCTTTTTTATTAGATATGCTAATTTATATTTCTCATCTCCTTTGCCAATAAATCTAGCAACCTTTAGATTGTTATCTTTAATGCAGTCTCGAATCTTGGATGGTCTAAACCAATTAAATTGATACCCATCGTATATTACCCAGTAGTCTGCTTTGGTAGTAGACAATGCCGAAGGCTTCCCATCGAATTCAACTTCAATAACGATATTGCCAGTATATTTACTTTTTTCATCAGACTTAACCTCAACACCTATACCAATCTCAGGAACAAATATATCCCACTCTTTATAATAGCCATCTTTTATGTAGGCACTAGGGTATTTAGGTTTTATTATAGACAAAACTTCTTCTTCTAATTGTTTGCCTCTGGCTAAATCTCTATAAAAAGTAAGTTCTACTCCCTCCATAAATTATTCTCAGTTAAATACTTTGGACAATAACAAGGGAGCATCTCCCCCTGTATTATATGGTAAAACAATACCCCTTCTTTATTCGATTGATTCTCCTCCATCTTTAGTAAAGTTATAATTGTTAAAGTTATCCTTCCACTTACCAGATAAACTAATCCTTACACTTTTCATATCCCCCTGATTTCTAAATATAAAAAACCCATTATAATAAGTTGAATAAACCGCAAAGTAATCTACTAGATTTTTGGTATAAACTTGCTTATTGTTTTGAATCGGCACTTGTATATTAGGATCTTCTTTTTGAGGATGCTTCCCAGAGGACTTTATCTGGACTTTAAATAGTCCGTTGTTTGTATCAACAATACAATCATAGGTAGAAGAGTCTAAGACTGGTTTGCTAACTACATAGCCTCGTTTAGTACATTCAGCAAAGAATAACAACTCCCCAAAACACCCTATGTAATTACTGTCGTTCAACTATTTTGCTCTTTTCACATCGTTCTTTTGAAGTGTTTCGTGATATCCTAGTATAGGATTCACTAGATAATTCCAAAAGTCATTGGGCATCTCCTCCCCCTGAAGTATTGCTTTCATCTTCCTTGATTTCTTTGTGTTCGACATCTATTGTTTTTGGTTTTGTGAAGTCCACTACTGGGATATTCAGATTAGTATTTACATTTAGTTCTTGCTGTTCTTTTGGTTTCCCATATCGATACTCCCATAACATCTTAGTATAATTGAAGTTCCCTTCAGAAGCCTTTTTTGCAACGTGAATCCAAGCCTTTTCCTCACTTCCAAAAGCCTTAGTTAGTGCCTTTAATGTAAGTGCATTGGTTTCCTTTTCTTTAATCTTAGGGGGTCTCCCTTGACCTCTATAGACTCCTTTGACAGCTCCATTATTTCTCCTTCCATCTACTTTTTTTTCTTTATCGTTTTCCTCCATTATCCTATTATATAGCCGTTTTGTTTGTAATACTTTTCCCTCTTATAGAATAATTCACTAATATTCTTATGTTTAATAGACAACTCAGCAGAACTGATTGCCAATTTATTGTAGTCGTTTTTCACTTCAATATACTTTCTACTAAGTTCCCTAAAGTCTCTAACCAATTCAATATATTTAGGATTATCATAATAATTTTCCTCATCGTTATATTTTTCCAATAAATTGCTTTGTATTGAATTAACGAATAATGAATTTAACGAAAAGTAATCAGTAGCTAAAGCCATATCATAATCCAGATAGCCTTCTAGCTGTCTTAGACTATGCAATACTGTAGCGTGATCCCTATTAAATGCCTTGCCTATTTCAGCAAGAGTCATTTTAGAATTATCCCTCAACATTTTATAGGCAAATGATCTCGCCAATATATATTGTCTCTCTCTTGTTTTTTTAGTTATGTCCAACTCAAAAAAGTCTTTAACCATTTCAATGACTAATTGTGTCGCTCTCTTTTTTTCTTTTATTTTATCTATTATTTCCATTTTTATAATCTTTATATGCTTCTATTATTCCTTGGCAACATTCATAATGTTCTCCACATTCGTAATACTCTATAAGTCCTCCAATTTCCGTTTCATCTATAATGCCAAGACTTAAAGAAACAATACAATCTGAGTAACACTCCTCCTTACTATAATACATCGTATAAGTAAAATTCTTCTATTGATTTAACTTTATTTACAAAGAAGTCTTTATATATGTTTATAGCATCATTAGTTTTATGTTTGCCACTCTCATAAAATTCTCTACTGCACTCAAATATACCAAGCCCACCAGTATTCTTATCTACAGCCACAAAAGTGAAATTCTTGTAAGATACACCAAACAACTCACAATAGATAAACGCTTGTACATCATAGGAAAAATTACGAGCAGACCACTTAAATTTTACTAAGTCTCCTGTGCTTTTTAAATCTACGATAAAGCTCCCACCCAATATATCAGCCTTTGCTCTAAATGGCAAACCACTTATCTCACCTATAGCAGGAACTTCGCAGCGAGTGTTTTTCATAAAATGAGCGGTCTTTGAATTCCCTAGGAAATTATCGACCATTCTTTTGGCAATATCTCTTTCTGTAATTGTATAGGTATTATAAGAACCGTATTCAGCTAAAGCCTCCTTATATACTTTAGAATCTTTTCTCTTAGCATCTACAAAATGTAATTCCTTGTATCGCTCTGGTTCTAGCAATTCCCAATGGAATAAATGACCTATTCTAAAGTTTGGATTATCATTACTAGATTTAGTTATAAGGCTATCTTGATACGCTTTAGGAGAGTCAAGCAACTTCTTACAAGCTGAACTGGACAAGGCATTGACCCCTAGATAGTTATAATAGAATTCATCATCCATCATATTATCTAGAAGCTCTTGCTTATCCCAAAACCTACCGTCTAGCGTTAGTATTGTATTTTTTTTACTATCAATCAAACCAGTATTGTTTTAAGTATTATTCTTTTTACGGATTCTGGAACTTTCGGGTCTATTAGTTCCTCTTGCATCTCCCTTAATAATTCTAACCTACTGTAGAATTCTAAAGACGAATCTTCATTACTCATTTCAAAGTACATTTCTTTTGTTCTTCCCATAATCATTTTAAATTTATCAAGTTTAACAATTCTCTAATTAACCATCCTATTCCATCTACTATAGATTTAAATATAAATGTCGTTGCATTTAAAATACCTTCTATTATAAATAGAATAAAAAGCAGGGTAAACACGATAATGATTTGTGGGGTCGCTAATAAAGTTTTTAATATCCTTACCATTATATACTTGTTTATTTAAGACAAATATATAACATTTTTTCAACAATACTAAAAAAAATTACTTTTTAGGGGTAAAATTATCTTTCCATATAGTTTGACAAACTGCAAAGCGTTGTTCTCTATCTGGGTATTCTTCTCCCATTTTTGCGTTCCCCATACATCTTTGTGTAAAGAGTTTATTTGTTTCGTACTTCTTTGGTTTCAGTAGTGGCATCTTCTTTTGGTTTTAGTTGTTCTTCTATTTTTTCTATTTTCTTTAAGGCGAGAGCAACCCCATTCATTGCCAAGGTTAAATCTCTCCTCATCTTAATCAATATACTTTCTTTCATACTTCTATTATTTTTATTTCTGTGATTTCAGTTTCTCTATGTATAATATTCCATCCATCATTTCTTCTTGGAGATGATTTAAGAACTTATAGAATCCATCAGGAGAATCATACAGAGTTGTCCCATATTTCTGGATACCTTCTCTGCTTCTTGCCCTCATTGTTCTTATTACATCTTCGACTATCGGGTCTTTAGATATATGGTTATAGCCTGTTGAATCGGAGACAAATCCTCCTTCTTCCAACATTTCTTCGTACTTCTTTATACTATCACTCATTAATAAAAAAATAAAATAATTTAACAATAGCCCACTCCAATATTCTTAGAGCAATGTAGCCAACCACAAAGCTACTCATTTTTATATTCTTTATAAACCCTTTCTAATTTATTGTGGACATTCTTTAAGAAACAAGACCCACATCCAGTTGGTTCTACCTTATCTTTAAAAACCCTATTGTATATCATAAGGATTTCCGATTGAATTTGTTGAGTAACCGTATTGCTTTTTCTGTTAAAGTAATTATTCAGGTAATTATATTCATCTTCAGTTAAACACTCTGGTTTTTGATATGGGAATAAGCGATTTAAAATTTCACGTCTATTATCGCACCCACAATCTTCGCCAAGGATAAATTTAGCTGCCTTATCAATTCCAGTAGCCTGAAATACTTTTTCAACCGTATCACCAAGCCCAGTTGATTTAGTCTTTTGAATCGAGGTATCTTTTGTAATCTTCGATTGCTTGGCTCTTGATTTTCTTTTTGCCATTACTTAATGTATTAAAAATTGAACTTAAACTTATTTTTGTCTCTTTGGATATCTTCCTCATACTCATTTCCTCATAGAAATGGATGTTAAATACTTTCTTATCGTACCAATACCATTTTTCAACTATAGATTCAACTTTATCTATAACCCTATCAAAGTATTCTTTCTCCTCCTCTATTTTAATATTATCGATCCTATAATCAACAATATCTTCTGGCAAGTCCTCTATATAAGAAGTCCTTTTGTTTGCTTTATGGAAATCTGATAAATATAGATTTCTAAGTGTTATATAAACATAATATGTATTGACCTCAGTATCATTGTACATTATCTTAGAAACATCCTTCACATAGTCGGAAATCCTAATATACATTTGCTGAACCAATTCATTGGCATCTTCATCACTAACACCGAAAGACTTAGCCATATAAAACCAATCTTTCTGCTTATCAGCAAGTATTTTTATTATTTGCTCCTCCATATATGGATAGATATTCCTATTATGCCTAGAATAATCTGGAACAAATGTTCAGTCTCAGGCTCATCAACATCCTCAAACACATCCATATTAGAATTCCAATAATTGAATCCTACTGTAAACCCATAAATGGGAAAAAATTGTATATACATATTCTATAATTTACATTCCACAATAACCAGAATCACATTCATTGAAATCATCGTCAAACAACTCAATTTGTTGATTCCATTTAATAATCTCGCTAAAAGATAGGTTTTTTTCTTTGTACCAAACGTCTTTTTCGTGCTTTATTCTTTCCTTAGACGCAAACCATTCTATTTTTTCTGGATGCCTATCATACATTTTTCTAATCAGCAATGGGGTTTTATGAAAACAACCAACACAATTATTCATCCAAGCAAACCTAACTGGCTTATCTTTCCAGTATTCTTCAATTGTATCTTTATAAATATTGTCCTCAATTAATGGGTAAACTGGTTTTTGCCATTCTATAACACCCCACCTATTCCTAGTCCCTCTTTTGCCAACAATAGCCTTCATTTCTAAAAAGCCATTCTCATTTACTTTTTCATTTGTTCTTTTAGCCCTACGCTGTTCATTTGCCCTAAAACCTAGTCTAAATTCACAAGGCACATTTATAGTTTTTCGCCACCATTCAAATATTGGCTTCATTTTCATTTCAGTAGTACAATATCTTCTTAATGGGTCTGGCAAACATCTTCCCTCATTTTCTATAACGTCATCAAATGTTTTTCCAGTTACCCAAGTTATCCTTCTGCCTATATATTGTTCAAGGTCTAACATTGTATAGATAATCATATCATCCTCTGCGGTTGCTATAAATGGAGCTTGAATTCTATCCTCAACTTCTTGTCTAAGTTTTTTGTCAGGGAATTTAGATTTAACATCTTCCGTTCTTACTAAAGAGAATACATCATAATTTGACTCATAATTTGATGCTATGTAGGAACTTGTTTTGCCACCGCTAAGAGTATTTACTGTAATCATAATTTAGTTATCATTACATCTAATCTAGGCTGCTCCCTATCAATCCCCATATACATACAACTAACTTCCTTTACGATTGACAAATCATCTGCCTCAATACAACCTAATTCAACCATTGCGTCTTGAAAGTACTTATCAATCACGCTCACAACATTCATTAAGTCTCTTGTCCTTTTATCAGGAGCAAAGTAGAAGTATTCAATTCTCACAGCTCCTTTTATAACAAAATTAAGATCATTTGCAACATCGCTCTTGAACCAACGCTTAATATTATTATTCTCTTGATAGTGCCAATTGCGATAGCTATTCATCGTTATCCATTTTCTTTTCCCAGACCTATTCGTTACGAATAAGGGAAGCGAGAGTGTTTGTACGTTCTTTCCTTCTTTTTTCATCGACTTTAGTAAAAGGTGTTTCGTTATTAAAGTAATAGCGTTGTTCCTTTATGTTAAATTCGATCATCTCAATATCTTGTGGTATCCCTACTAATTTTTGTTTCTTAATCTTCTGAGAACCAAAGGTAACGAATTTATCTGAAAAATCCATAGCCCTATTTGGTCTCCATACAAACATAACATTGTCAGCCTTGTCCGCAAATGTCCCTCCACCCTTTATTGAATTAATATCTGGTTTTGGATATAGACCATTATCTCCTTTTCTAGGGGTAATTTGATGAGCAACTAGATGTATTGAAATGTCATTGTCAACTGCAAATCTCTTCAAATCACTCATAAACCTAGATATATATAAATCCTCTCTTTCCCCTGACCTCATTTTGTGTTGTATTGTGTTATATGGGTCAATGATTAAACTTCTAATTCCCTTTTGCCTAATTAAAGTTTTGGCTT